TTGACGAAGAGCAACGCCCAATCTTTGAGCAGCTTCATTCAAGACAGGGTCTTGATTTTGTAGCGTTACTTGTTCGTTGATTCTAATGAACTGGCCGTAAAAATCCATGCGAGCATCTATATCGACTGCAGTTAATTCAGTAGCAGGCGGCATAATACCACTGTTTCCCAAAGGAACGAGCGATGTAGGCAATGGATTATATCTACGCATACGTAAGATACGACCACCTTTAGATGGCATTCTCTTAAGCATCGCAGGAATTTTGTGGATCATATTGGGTGTAGGTACAGCCAAGAGCTTGTAACTAAAGCTTTGTTGTACTGGAGCACTCAATATGGACGTGGTAGTTGTGTTACCAGGCATATTTTATCCTTTAAGTTAGTAATGTTGATTACGCTTAAAGTCGGACGAGGCTTTGTGTACAGTCCTGAGATGGCGAGTCTCGATACGGCCTAGAAAAAATGAGTTGTCGAAGCTCAAAGAGCATAGCTCTATACGGACGCCACAAGTATAAAACGGAACACAGAGTAATTGCAAGTATTAGTTGGTAGCCCTGGTTGGACTCGAACCAACATTCCCGCCGTGAAAGGGCGGTGACATTACCCAACGTCTACAGGGCCAATTTAAACCCCGCTCATAGCATTATACTACAAGCGGGGAAAAGGAGAGTAGTAATGAACTCTTATCTATTCTTTATAGCCTCTTGCATCTCTGCCCAAAGCTGTGACTTTTGATCTTTAGATAAGCCACGCTGAAACGCATTAGCCTTGGATAAAGGACCATCGCCCTTTTGATTCAGGCTGTTGGAGCTTCTAGGCTTATACATATTCTCTTCAAAGCTCTCTTCATCTTCAGATATAGGAGCGACTGGAGCTGACCCTTTGATCATCTTATAAGCCGATACCGCTTTCGCATACATATCTGGTGTATTATCAAGCGTATAAGCCAACTCAGGATCTTCAGCAGCTAACTTCTGAAGGGCTTTACTATTAACCACCTCATCAAAGTCAGGAAACTTTGCCTTAAGGCGTAAGTCTAATGTCTGTTGCTCCATACGATGTTGCATCTCACGCAACTGCTTATACTCTACAAGCTCATCATCACCACGCTTAGATTCAAGCTGGCGCTTAAGCTCTTCTGCTTCACGCTTATAACGATCATTCTCTTCGCGCATACGCTTCCAGTTCTTATCTTCTGGAGCTGATTGTTGCTGGCTTGGAGCTGATTGCTCTGGTGCTGCTTGCTGCTCGGCAACTGGATCGTAATGTGTTACTTGTTGATCGTTATCAGAAAAATCACCTGACATCTTTTTCTCCCTTAATATCCAACGAGTGGACTAACTAATTGCTACTTTTACTTCACCATTTAAAGTTAATGCTTTCTGGAACAATGCACCCGATGCAAAATCAAGCACATAGTTAAGTAATTGACGCTCCTCAGGGATAACCTCAAGAGCATTTTGATATAATATCTCACATGTCTGCTTGTCGGGAATTACCCATACTTCACTAAAAGCCTGATCAGTTGGATCAAACCTAAAGACAGCTTGATCATAGTCAGGCGTAGGGCATGTAGATCTATGGAAATAGTACGACCGTAAGACATTATGCATAAGCTTCTCACGCTTGGTAATAACTACTACATAAAAAGGATTCTTGTAATACTTTATACCATGCATAGCGCACTGGATAACATTCTCACAATACTCTTTGGTCATTTCACGCTGCATCTCAATAGGATCAGTTGAATCGGGGGCCTTTGCCGCAAGCTCAACTGAAGCAGCTCCTACCTTCTTCTTTGGAATCTTTGCTTCTGCTTCCATCTACTCTCCAAGCTTATAGGGAATGGAGTGAGCTGTTAAAATAAGGGGATGACTTATACTCACTCATACTTCTCTAGGAACACAGTATATATAACATATTAAAAATAAACGGGCAACTTCAAAGTTACCCGTAGATCAGAAGTGACGGCGGAGGACCGTTAGAGAGAAGAAAACAGTAATTTTATTTACGCTTCTTAGCCTTAGGAGCTTTCTTCTTAGCAACGCTCAAGGATATAGCAATTGCCTGCTTAGGGTTTTTCACAATAGGGCCCTTCTTTGAACCACTATGCATCTTGCCCTTGGCATAACGCTCCATATCATCAGCGATAATCTCTTCTTCTTTTTTAACACGATCAGCCTTTTTAAGCTTCTTTACAAGCTTTTTATCTTCAGCCTTCTCGTGAGCAAACATCTTCATATCATCCTTGAGATGCTTAACAACTTTCTTTTTCATATCTTTCTTCATTTACTTTTCTTTCTAAGTGAAGGGTACTTCTTAAGAACCTTAGCTCGTATACCTGCTGGATTAGGTGCATTGTGTGCTAACTTTAAAGCAGACTTAGCCCGCTTAAGGGTATTGATTGGGTAGCTACCTGCTGGTGCACCACCTGATGGGCCCGCAAAGCTAGATGCATTTACCGAACCATACTCCCCAACGTTGCTACCACCTGGCTTACGCTCCATCTTCTTTTCAGTCTTCTTTGAAACCTTAACGCCCTTTGCAATAGCGACCTTAGCAGCCTTAGGCGATTTCTTTTTGTTTGCCATAACTATCTCGCAATATAGGTGTCTTGGTAATCGAGCTTTCTTCTGATTTCAGCTTGATGCGCTGTCTCTTGATCTTCATAGTTATCAGGCTTACCCAATATCTTAAAGGCAATCTTCTCAAGCTTCTTATTCATCCTTGGTGCTGCTGGCATAGTGCATCTCCGCATATCTTTAGGGAAGAGCCCTCAGCATGCTATATGGTAGCTGAGGGCATATACATTAATACTTGGTCTGAGAACGATGCTTCTTAGCACCAGAAAGATCACCACCAATTTGAGCATCAATGCCCATCATGTTATCAGAGTTGGTCATCAATCGGTTATCAGGATACTCATAAGGGTTTGGATACGCCTTCATGATAACCTGTTGTGGCAAGTTAGCCATACCAAGATTGGATTCCATCATCATAGAACCATCAGCAGAATTCTGCTCATTTGTAGCCTTATAACCAGCATACATATCACGCTTCTCATAGAAACGTTTTTTATTCTTTGCCATCTTTTTCTCCGTGTAGAAACTGCTCACAGCGAGCAGAGTAATATAATACTCCTATCTACTTACCAACAAGTTGCTGGATTGATAGTTAGGGGTATGCTACCACCGAACAAAACTATATCAAAGAGTTTCTATTTACATACCTGGCATCTGTGGTGGCATCTGTGGTGATTCTTGCGGCGGTGCCTGCTGTGGCGCCATTCCCTGTGGTGGCATCTCAGGAAGATTAGGCGCTTGCTGCGGCTCAACAGGGCTCAACGACGGCTCATTAATAGGCAACTGCTGAACCTCTTGAGGTTTCCCCATCAACTCAGTTTCTTTAGCCAAACGAGATAATTCTACTAGCTTACCAAGTGAAGAAATATCAATCTGCTCAAGCTCTTTAAGCGACTTCATGATATTCAAGATAGCCTCAGTCTCATCTTTCTTAGCCTCAGCCTGTCTTTCAATAGCCAACTGGAAGTTCTCATTAACCCTACTAACGCGCTCAATACCAAGAGATTCATTAGCTGAAGCAGTTGCATTGGCCAAGTTAACCTCTGCTTGCTGAAGCTGCATCTGTTGCTGCATCTGTTGTTGCTGCATCTGTTGCTGCGCTTGCTCTTGTTGCTCAATCATCTTAACTAGATCATTCTTATTCTGGAGCGTAGACGCCTGTAATAGAGCTGAAGGCGGTATAGGAACACCAGCTTCTCTAAGCTGAAGCATCTGTGCAAACTGCATCTGCTTTTGGGTAGTTGTATTGAACCCTTCTTCTATTGCACAGTCATAACGACCAAACGTCTTATCATAGAACTGCTTAGTCGGCTCCTTGGACAAGATACGCTTAATCTTGCCTGGCACAAAGTTATTCTGAATAACCTGGACCATAAGCTTACCCAATAACTTCTGTGATAGATCAAGCTGATCAAAGAGTTTCTGGAGCGTCGTAAGCCCTGCACCCTGGCGAAGCATTGACAGAATACCCGCTTTCTCATCAACCGCTGAACCCAAGAGCTCTTCATTCACCCCGGAGATTTGTGATATCTCCTCGCCGAGCATCTGGCTTAGCTGAATCATAGAGGGCGGTATATCAGCAGGCATGATCTTCTCAACGTCAGTCATCTGCGCATCTTCTTTGATTACAAATGGCTTACCCTGGCCTGACAGAAACGCATCATCAAAATTAACTAACGCATTCTCTTTGAGCTTCCAACCAGAGTTAATTTGACTCTCTAGGATGTCGAGCTCAATAATCTTACGCCTGTTATAGAGATATTGTGCATCTCGTAGACCACGAACCATACCCTGGATACGCCAGTTATAATACGGTATCTCTGGATAAAAATATGCAAAAACGGGAATAAACGGATAACAATCAATACCCATTGG